CTATTAACTTATATCAGATCTTTCAAATAGTCTGCCCAAGCTTCAGTTGAGCCAGATTGACTGGCTTTAACAAATTTCTCCTTCTTAGCTCTATCGGGGTCTTCATCCCTTCGAGCAGATGGAGTAACTGCACTGTTAGCAATGGTGCGAGCCATATTTGTGGCGGCTTCTGATGCTCCGCTGCTTTTACCCAATTCGACTGTTCCCTTCATCGCTTCGTAAAGCTCTTTAGGTGTCATTTTGGGTTTAAAAGCTCCAGTCTCGTCATAATTCATCGCTGAATAAAGTTTGGTGAACTTGTCATCAAACTCTTTATTTTCAAACTCTGGGGCTTTCGCCACCTCTTCAAGTTGGGATTGATGGGATTCAATAGTGGTCACAAACTTTTGCTGTTGCCTATCCTTGGCAACGGCGAGTGTAGCAACGGTCATTATTTGACGATTAAGTTGATCAATCGTCATAGTACCGTCTTCGCTAACTTGGTTTTGGTTTCCCCACCAAGGTGGCAAGTTATTGCCGAACACATCTGTGTTAGGCGGGGTTTGCCGTTCCGAAAGTTCTTTGACTCTCGAAGACAATTTTTGAATCCGCCTCTCCGTCCTTGTAGGCTTATGACTAACTGACTCTTTCGGTTGTCCTTCAGAGCTGATCGGCTCATTCTGTTCAACTTCCTGAGTGGTATCTACTTCCTCTTGCGATTCAGTTTCGACTTGCGGGGTCTCGTTGGTGTCCTCAACGATGTCCTGTTGGACTTCTGCATTGGTGTTTTCGTCCATATTTTTAATCCGACTCCGTTTGTAATCAGGTAGTGTCGACCGCACCTGTTCATCCTATGATCAGTAGGACTCACCGTTAAATCTAATAAGGTTCAACGGTCAATCCTCTTGAATTTAGGTAGACCTTTTTTGTTTGGCCCTAAATAAAGCCGATTTACTCCGATATAAATGGAGTGTTCAATCGGACAAGACCGACAAACTAGATACACACCTCTCTGTATCCATTGATGGCCATATAAGCCTTCCTTGACTTGAGAAGTCAAAGTATCTCTATCTATTTCAAGGTGCAAAGCCTCATTTTCCGGAGTCGACATATCCATCTTTAGTCTTCTCCACGAGGTCAATAATAGATTGTATTTTGGCTGAGGCCACCCTAGCGATATAAGATATTTCACCATACGCCTTCAGAGACATTTGCCCTTCATGGACTTTCGAGATGTCATCTGCCTGAGTGAGTAGGTCAGCAATCATTCCCTGTAAAACAGGTTTTAAAGCCTCCCAATACTTAGTGGTAGCTAACTCAGCCAAAACCTCAGGATTGTAATCAAAGCCTTTGCCTTCATTGATTTGGGTGTAAATATCAATTAGTTTCATCTTCTACCTCCTAAAAGTGCCATTGCCGCCTGTTGAATGGCTGGGTCTTGTAAGTTTGGCATAACTTGAGAGCTATCTTGTGTCGGAATTTGTCCATTCGTTTGTTCTTGGGGCTGTGGTGAGGTCTCAGGCATAGGATTTGGCATGTTTTGAGCCATGTTTTGGTCCATTTGAGGTTCAGGTTGATAATCGACTACGATTTTGTCAGAATCTTTGACTCCCGTAGTAATCACCCAGCGTTTAATCAGTTCGGCTACATCAATATCCTTGCCTTTGGCTTGTAATTCTTGACGGATTTGAGGATTTTGGGCTATAAGTTGAATAATTGCAGTTAAAGATTGATTTTCTTCTAAAGCGTCCTTTTGGACAGTAGTGCCAGCATCAATAAAGAATCTAAACTTCCCTCTCATCATTTCGGGTTTGATTCGGTACTTACCTTGACCGTTTACTTCAGCTACTTCTTCAATATCGGGATACACTTCTTTGATTTGGTCAATTTCACCTGAAAACAGGTTTAGATCTATTGGTTTGGGTTGGGTTACTGATAAGAGTTCAATCATGCGGTCATATAATTCCTCTACAAAGTCTTCAAGGGACTGGCGTTCCCAGGCATCGGCTGAGGATTCTTTGATTTGTTGCATTTTTAGGGCTTGAGGAGTTTTGCCCATGTTCATATCTACATTCTTAGATACAGATAAGTCGCTTGAGCCAAGTAGGTTGTTTAGTGAGGATAAGACATACCCAGATAAGTTATTGAATGTGTTGATATCTTCGTTGCCATTGATTAAGGGACGAATAGAATTAGGCTGTAATTCTTCCCAAATTGCACCGTACTTACGTTGTAATGTAGGTTTGACCACATTTCTAGGATTGACTATAATCGTCGGAAATAACTTATTTTTTGCACTATCCAAAGATAGATTGACTAGTGAGTTCTGGGTTAGTTGAAGCGGTTTGCCTCGTTCAGTATCACTCCAGCCTGTAGCTCTGTCTAAGAGAGGGAAGGTTTGTTTGACGATGATGGGAAGACGACCGTTTTTATGAGGGTTGTCTATTTCCCTTAAGATTCCTACTTGAGGATAATCGGGGGCCCAAGTAATCCACCTCTCGCGTTCATACTTCGTTCTCAGTAAAACACCCTCAAAGTCAACGGCGTATTTTTCTTCGTTGGTGGTTTGATTGACATAGGACACTTTAGCTTTTTTGTCTTTGACTGCTTTGACTAAAACATCGATGTTCTTCCAGGTTGATTTAGAGAGGTTTTTGAGTGAGCCTAAGGTTTGCAAAGTGTCAACAAAGCAATAATCTTGATCATCATCTTGGAAAACCCCAGGTTGAGGGTAGTAACGGTCAACGGGAATAAGCCAAAAGTCTGGCCCGACATAATCATCAGACACGACATAATCAACTAAAACAGGTTGCTTGCCATAGATTTGGGAATAAACCGATGTCAGTTTAATTTTCATCAAATGCTTATATTGGGAATTGGAATTGGGGATAATATAGCGTTGTAAGATGAGATTTAAAAGTTGATTCTTTCCGCGGTCTTTCCTGTCAAGATACTCGACTTTACCGGTCGCAGGTTGAGCGGAGATTCGCTGAGTTCTCTGAATGATAGCAGTAGATAGGTGGCCGTCATTCACGTTTGATTTGGCCTCATCGGCTGCACTTCCTTTGTCCTCATTGAAAAATATCGCTTCGTTTCCTCGCCATTCGTCTCGTATCTTACTTAGAGCTGAATCACAGTTTTGCCACTCTGATTGGTACTTGGAGACTCTTTCATCTTCTCTAGTATTTTTAGCTTTAGTTACGGGTTTGGTTTGTTTTTGTTTAGACATATAAAAAAAGCCGTCCTAATGTGGACGGCATTTACTTGTTCGGGTTTCCCCGCAGGTAAATCTACCTTTTGTCATTATAGCAAGTCTGTCAACTATTTGCTATCATCTGACTTTGATAACTGATAGTTCTTCTTCAGATTACGTTGCAAATAGACTTCTTTTAGGTTGCCTTGTTCTAACTTGACCGAGAGAGTAAACATTCCTGATTCCTTATTATCGTAGAGGGATTTAATCTCCGAAAGAATAAGTGAAGTGGCTTGAGTGTTCTCTCCTTCCTTGAAGCGTACTCGTTGGATTTGATTGCCCTGTAAACCTACTATCATGCCATCGTGCATTTCCAAGGTAACCGAGAGAGATCCATAGCGTTGTAGTTTGGCTTGTCTATCAAGTTCAGCTAGTGGGGCAAGGTTATGTTCTTCCATCAGTAGTAGCCGTGATTAAACATTTTAAAATCAGGATATTCTTGGTCGTCTTGAACTGGCCTAAAGCTTTCTAGAGCATATCTTAAGCCGTCCATTCCGTGATCCCAACCTACATCCGGTTCATTAATAATCTTTCCATCTTTATCTGTTTTCCACATGTAATTCCGGTATTCTTTGATGAGATTTAGACTCCGTTTAGTTAGGCTTATTCTCTGGTCCTGTACATACGCTATACCTTGATTGACGCTTCCTGGACCTTTATTACTTGCTAGTATATTCACCCCATAGCTCATAATCTCGTCAATACTTTTAGGTTCGGCACTATCAGCGATAACTAAGGCTTTGGGTTGATTGTTTAAAATGTCTGCTATCTGTTTATTAGAGAGTCCTTTTTGATAAGTAACTTCATCTAAAATATACCCCCCGTTGTAATAATAGACTGCGACAATAGCTGTAGGGTCATTCGAGTAACCAAAATCAAGCCCATAACGCTCTAGACGTGCTTCATGGGGGATATCCTCTATAATCGCCCAATCTTTGTAAATCTTACCCTCGACTTCACCTAATTGACCCTCACCATATACACGCCACCAGTTCTTATTTTCTCTGCGTCTCTCGATGGAATCCTTTACTTCTTTAGGACAACCTTCATTGTCCTTGTAGGTTAAGATTTCAAAATCAACATCATCTCTCTTGTTTAAAACTTCGGTGTAAAACCAAAACTCATTTGTCGGATTCCAGTCAAGCCAGATTTCTTCTTTGGTTCTAACTTCCAGTTGGTCAAATGTTTCCAAGGGGATGTTATTTGCCTCGTTGATAAACAATCTCTCACGTCTTGGACCTCTCACCTTATGAGGCATGTCCAGCGAAAAGAATTCGATTTTGCTTCCAGTCTCGAAGGTATAAGTAAAATCTGACTTATTCCATAGGTCGTCATTAAAGTAATGTTGTTCCTGCATGATGTTTAAAAAATCTCTAATAGCACCACGCTTGAGGTGAGGCATTGACTCGGAAGTAATAGAGGTGAGAGTTGGGGATTTATCCCTTTGGGCTTTGTCGATGAGGATCTGAATAATGGAGACTGTTTTAGAAGCGGCAGTACCGCCGGCAATCCCTTTAATCCTCTTTTGTAGTTTCGTCAGCTTCTTGACTGCTGTGGTTAGAATGTATGGCATTTAATATTGGAATTGGTTTGTCACCACTTGTAATATCTGTTCTTTGTTGTGGCATACCATCAATTCTATTTATCATATCCCTTATCAGTCCTACATCACCATCTTTAATAGCTTTTCTAAAATATCGGGAGAGGAATAAATCAAGATAAGTTTTCTTATTCTCTGGCTCAATTTCTAATAATTTCTTTTTTATACCTTCAACAATTGAAACTGATCCAACTGGTCTACCGCCACCAGGATTACCTTTTACAAACTTACCTGTCTTTTCATCAGTGTACGTTTTTTCTACGTTTTTATTCGTGGTGTCACTTCCTGCCATTTGTCCTCCTTTCCTATAAATTTTGCATAACGCTTTCTAATTACATCACAGTATTTTGGATCTATTTCCATACCATAACATATTCTATTGGTTTGTTCACAGGCGATTAGGGTAGAGCCAGAGCCAAGAAATAGGTCAAGCACAGTTTGGTCTTTCTTCGCACAAGCAGTTATGTTCTCAACTACCATCTTTACGGGCTTTGGTGTTGGGTGTCCAACATTACTATCTTCGTGGCTTTCTTTGTCGTGAACATACACAAAACAGTCATCAATATACTTTTCTCCTGTCGGTTTTGGGTTTCCTTTTACAAAAACAAGACATGGTTCGGTTTTGTTTATCCATGCACCATGAGGATATGAAATCCTATTTGATTTATACATTGTAATGAGTCTAAAAAACTTCCATTCTCCAAACATCTCCATCAAATGAAATAGTCTTGGACTTTGCCACGCCAACATAAAGCAATCTTTTTCACTCACATCAAAAGCAACTTTCTGCCATTTTGAGTTAAAAGATAGCATCTCGTCAATGTTCAAGTCATCATTCTCTATTGATTTTCCACTATCGCTCTCAAAAGAAATCCCATACGGAGAATCAGTAAACACCATATCCGCTTTCTTCCCATCCATTAACTTTTCTACATCTTCAATTTTAGTGCTATCTCCACACATAATTCGGTGTCTACCTAATTGATACACCTCACCTAATTTTGATACAGGGTTTTCAGTTACTTCTGGCACTTCATCTTCTACTACTTCATCATCTTTCCACTTATCCACATCCATTCCCCAATCTTCTAGTTCTTCCTTTTCATATTGTTCGGATAAAATATCCCAGTCCCAATCACCAAAACCGACATTATCTTCAACTATAAACCTTCGTCTTTCTTCATCAGTCAACTTATCAGCCACTTTTACCCATTCGTCTTTTACTTTCATCCCTAATTCTTGTAAGGCTCTATATCTCATATTGCCGCCAAGTATCATGCCGGTATTATCTACAATGATAGGTCTAAGCTCTAACATCTTGGGAAATTCTTTTATTGACTGACAGAGCTTCTTAAACTTGTCGTCTTTGATAAACCGAGGGTTGGAATCATTAAGTCTAATATTCACACTCTTATATTAGCACCTCCATTCCT